ATTTACAGTACAAAATACAGCAACTACATACTAGGAGAAGCCCATGAAGCTCACATTAGACAATAAAGAAATAGAAGTTGGAATTGCGAAAGCAAAACACATTTTGCAAATTGAAGAAAAATTAGGCAAGTCAATAACTCAAATTGGCACAGAGCCAAGTTTTGCTGATTTGTTTAAAGTTTTTTGTGTTGCAATTATAGCATCTGAATCAACTATGACTGAAGATTGGTTGGCAGAAAATATTGGATTTGAACATATGCCTGTTATGTCTGAGGTCATACAGAATTTTTTGGCAGTACCGAATACATAGACAAAAACTTTTATCAAATAGTTGATTTATTTGCCAAAGAATATGGTTGGACAATAGAAGATATAAGCAATCTTACTTCTACTCAAATAAGTCAATTAATGATGGTCATATCCAAAAGAAATAGACAAACCAATACAGGAATGTAAAATAATTGTATGGCTAATAATATTGAAATAATAATTAAGTCTATTGACCAGTCAACTGCTGTTCTTAAAAAAGTAGAAAAAAATACTAAAGATTTATCAAGAGCCACAAATAAATTATCAAGAGATAATCAATCATTAGGAAATTCTTTTAATGTAGTAAAAACAGCTGTATTAGCTTTAGGGGCAATTATTGCTGGTAATTTCTTCAAATCACTTATAGATGTTGGGAAGCAAATTGAAGGATTACAAGTTAGGTTAAAACTGCTTTTTGGGTCTGCTGAACAAGGTGCAAAAGCATTTGATATTATGGCAGACTTTGCCAGTAGGGTACCTTTCTCGTTAGAACAAATACAATTAGGTGCAGGTAATTTAGCAGTCGTAGCTGATGATGCCGAACATCTTGGACAAATTTTAGAAATAACTGGTAATGTTGCAAGTGCAACAGGAATTGATTTTAGAACAGCTGCCGAACAAATACAAAGAAGTTTTAGTGGTGGTATTGCTAGTGCAGATATTTTTAGAGAAAGAGGTGTAAGAAGTATGCTGGGCTTCGAACAAGGAGCTACAGTTTCAATTGACCAAACAGTACAAGCATTCGAAAGAGTATTTGCAGGAGATGGAGAATTTTCAAAGGCCACTGAAGAATTTGCAAAAACCTTTGAAGGTACTTTATCTATGGTTGGCGATAAAGTTTTTAATTTTAAAAGAATTATTAATGAAGCATTTTTTGATGAATTAAAAAAACAATTTAATGCACTTGATACTTTTCTTGCAGATTCAGCAAAACCAATTGAAGATATTGGTAGAGCTATTGGGCAAACATTGGCTAATGCAACAAGAGTTTTTGCAGACATATTAAGGTTTGCACATGAAAATGCAACAATTTTAATAACAGCATTTAAGGTTTTGATTGCTTTAAAATTAGCAAAAATTTTTAGTGCAGTAGCAGTTTCTATTGTAAGAATGGGTACTGCAATGTTAGCTTTTAATAAAATCAGTAAGAAAAATATTTTTCTTAATCTTATAAGTTTGTTGATTGTATTTAATGACAAAGTAACAGAGTTGTTCACTTCATTAAGCAAAATTGATACTATGCCAGATATTGAATTAGAAATTAAAGTTGGCGAAGATTTAAGTGATGCCGATAAGTTAGCACAAAAATTACAAGAAGAAGAAGCAAAAGTAAGAGGTGCATTCGGTGAAGGATTTAGAGAGCATATGCAAACAAATCTTGGTGGAGTCATAGATATATTCAAAGCTGGTGGTGATGCCGTAGCTGGTACAGTTTTAAATGCAGTAGATAGTGTTGGTTCATCTTTTGGTGATATGGTAATCTCAGGAGATTTTAGTGCAAAAAAATTCAAAAGCATTTTTAAAGATATGGCAAAAGAAGTAATAAAACAAGTTGCTATTATGATTGCTAGATTACTTGCATTAAAAGCAATGAGTTTAGCATTAGGAATACCAATGGGAACACAAGGTGGTATATTCTCATCTTTCTTAGGTAAGGTGCCAGTTATTGGTGGTGTGTTTAGTGGTATTGGTCTAGCAAAAGGTGGAGTTGTAAAAGGTGGTCTACAAGGTTTACCTTCATTTGCAAATGGTGGTGTAACAAATCAACCAACACTTGCTATGATAGGTGATAATGCTAATAACAGAGAAGCAGTTGTACCGTTACCAGATGGAAGAAATATACCAGTTGACTTACAAGGGCAAGGTATGCAAACAATTGGAACAATAAATATTTTGCCAAATGCACAAATTGACCAAGCATTAATGGATAAGCCAATGTCATATTGGAGAGATTTTACAGAAACAAAAATATTACCAGCTCTTAATGTATTAGGGAAAAGTGGCTCAACTACAACTTTAAATTTTAGGAAGGCAAGATAATGGGAATGTTATTAGGAATACCAAATTCTGGATATATTACATTAGATGATACAGCACAATATGGATACACTTTCACAACTGAATTAGATAAACATGACATTAGAACAAAGGGTGGTAAATTATTTACATACATAACTCCAAGCAGTAAATTTAAAAAGTTTTCAATACCAGCAACTTTTGTTAGTTCATCTGACAGAAGTATTGTAAATAGTTTTTTTGAAAGTGGAGCAAATTTAAGATTTATTGAAGATGATACTTTTGCAAATAGTTTTCACAATGTAAGAATAGTTGGAGTTGAAGACCCATTCCAAAAATTTGTTAAACCATATTTTAGACAATTGTATGAAGGAACAATAGTTTTAGAAACATATGAATGACAATAAGATTGTTGCTATGATATATTTTTTTGGTGGCATTATACTTATGCTTATTGGAATTGATTATTTATTGAGGTAAAATTAGTTTATGGCACACATTTATGATACAGCAAGACAATTCTTTGCAACTGGTAGTATTAATCTTGCAACAGCTACAATTGGAGTTACACTTGTAAATACTACACTTTATACATTCAATGCAGAACATGATAACCTCAATGATATTCCTGTAAATGCAAGAATTGCAAGTAGTTCTTTGTCAAATGTCGCAGTATCATCTGGTAGATTAGATGCAGACAATATAGATATACCATCTGTTGCAGTTAACTCAGTAATTAATGGAGTTGTTTTATTTGTTACTACTGCTGACTCATCTACAAGCACATTATTATTTATACAATCAGAAGGAGTTGGGTTTCCTGCTACACCAGATGGTGGTACTGTAACTGTTAATTTTGAAGCATCAGACCCATTTATATTAAAAATCTAATGGCAATACAAGGTGGGATAAAAGACTTAGTAAGTTTAGGTTCTGTAAATATATCATCATCTACATCAGATGTAATATTTGATGGTATTTTTACAGATGAATTTGCAGCATATAAAGTTTATATTGATAATGCAATACCAGTTACAGCTGGAACTTTACCTAGAATCTATTGGAGAAAGAGTGGCTCTGATACTTTAGGAAGTGCAGTTCATTACAGAGCAAGAAGTTTGTATGGAATTGGTGATACTAATGCAGAACTTTATAACCCAACTAATACTACAGGTTTTAATTCTTTTGATTTTAACATGGGTAATGATGCAGATGATATACAATTTTGGGATATAACTATGTACCCAAAAGCAGCACAACAAGCTAACATCTTTGCTGAGATTGCTTTTAAGGATGCTGGTGATGGTAGATATTTTGGTCATTATGTAAGTTTTGTAGCTACTGGAGATGCAACAATACCTGGTGATGTTATAGATGGTTTTAGATTTAGTTATGCAACTGGAGCAATAGCAACAATGAGAATGCAAGTTTATGGGAAAAGAATATAATGGCTAGAAGTATAGAAGAAATAAAAAAAAGTTTAGTTGCTCCTGAAATAAGATATATTAATGGTGGTCAAGTTTCTTTATCTGATGGAGAAAAAGAAAAATGGTTAGATGAAGTAGCAAAAAATATAAGAGAAGCAGAATTAGAAGATGAATTAGAAGGCTATAAAATTAAAAGACAATTAGCATATCAAAAAGAATTAGGTAGTTGGACAGACCAACTGGATATGATATATCATGATATAGATGATTGGAAAGCTAAAGTTAAAGATATAAAAGAGAGGTTTCCTAAATAATGGCAATAGCAGGTAGCTTAGAAAGAATAACAGCAAATGAAATAGAAGATGGAACAGTAACTAATGCTAAGTTAGCAGGAAGTATTGCAAATGATAAATTAGCAACTCCAGGAAAAGTTTTACAAGTAGTATCTACAACTAAGACAGATGTATTTTCTACAACTACACAAACAACTTTTGTAGATGTAACTGGATTTTCAGTAACGATAACACCTAGTTCAACAAGCAGTAAAATTTATTTACTAACAAATGTGCAGTTAGGTTCTAATGAAATGTTTTATATTAGATTTTTACGAGGTAGCACAGCAATAGCAATTGCAGATGATGATAGTGCTAATAGAGTTGAATCTACACAAGGTGGTGTTTTTCCAGCTAGTAATGCAGATAAGGTTGCACCTATGGGAGCGTGTTTTTTAGATTCACCAAACACAACAGATGCTACTACTTACAAATTACAAATAAGAATGCATACTGGTA